CGATCGACGCTGTGACGCCCCGCGGTGGCATCCTTGAGATGCCCTGGATGTCGCCCACCGAGATCGAGCAGTTCGAGAAGGGCCTCAGCCGGGTCGAGGCCGACATGCGCTGCGGGCGCAGCCGCACGCCCCGCCGGGATGCCGCCTACTTCTCGGCGTGGCGCGGCGACCTGGTGGTGGACCGCCCGACCTCCGACCTGGCCGGCTGGCGCGTGGGCGTCGGCATCGACCACGGCAGCAAGCCGGGCAGCCAGCGCGCGCTCGTGGTGGCGTGCGGCGGGCGGGGCATCTACTCCGAGGTGCATGTGATGGCCGAGTGGTCGGGCAGCGGGCGCACCGACACCCAGCAGGACGCCCGCGCGATTATCGACATGCTCGCCGGCCTCGGCCTCGCGCTCGAAGACGTGGACCAGTGGATCGGCGACCGCGCCCACCACGGCGACCACCGAGGCGGGAAGAAGAGCAACACCCGTTTGAAACAGGCCATCGCCGAAGCCCTCGGCCACGACACGAACCGCCGGGGCTGGTCGGAGAGCCTGCCCGCGCCGCTGCGGTTTATGAAGACGCCCCGCAAGTACGACCAGAGCGTGTGGGAAGGCTGCGAGATTCTGCACCGCCTGATGGTGCAGGAGCCCGCCCGTTTCACCGTCGCCCCCACCTGTCACGACTTGATCGAAGACCTCAACGAATGGCAGGGTAGTACCAGCCCCACGGATCCCCACAAGCACGGGATCGATGCGTTACGATACATCGCGATCCCGATGGTCGAGGGCGTGCGGCATTAGGAGCCTCGGATGATGTTTCACCGGAACCGGTGGCGAGCCCGCGAACCCGCCGAGCAGGTGGCGCTCGCCGTCCGAATCCTCGACGGCGCCCACTGGGAAGACGTGCGCGCCCGCGCCGTCGCCGAGCTGGGTGAGCGCGCGCTACAGCTTGGCCCGCTCGACATGACGCGGAACACGCTCCGCAGCTACGTGCAGCGCGTCAACCGAGCCCACGAAGCGCCGGTGCCGCTGGTCGATGACCTGCCCGAAGCGCTGGCCGTGCTGATGGGCGACCAGAGCGCATCGACCACGGTGGCGCGCTACGCCACCGCCGACGGCCGCCCGATGCCCTCGCCCCAGGTGTCGGCATCCCGCGAGGCGATGACCTACCGCCTCGGCGCCGGCTACGCTGGCGTGCTGCTCGGCTACTCCGAGCGAGCGCAGCAGGTCTACCTCGAGGTCGTCAAGCCCGACAGCCTCGACCTGACCTACGCCAGCCACGATCCCCTCGAGCCGACGGTCGTGCGTCATACCCGGCTCCGAGAGTGGCGCGACAAGGGGCTTGTGCCGATGGTCGATGTCTACGACCTCACCGACCTCGACGCGCCGTCCTACCGGGTCGAGTACCAAGATGCCGACGTGACGGCTGATGTGCTGGGTGAGACGCACACCGGCGACGGCTACCGGTGGCGCTACGAGGATGGCCGCCCGTTCCACCGGCTTGTCACCGTCGGCGACCCGTGGCATCCCTACGCGACGGCGCAACTGGTCGAGGCCACGCTCGCGACCTGCGTGCTCTGGACCCACTGGCACGCAGGCGTCAGGGATTCCGGCCACCCACAGCGCAACGTCCGCGGGCTGGCGCTCGCCGGGCTCGACACCGACACCGGCGGCGCAGGCGTCCAGACCGGCCCCGAGACGGTGCTGCAGTGGGTAGACATGGACGCCGACCGACCGGGCACGCACTGGCAGGACGGCCCAGGCTTCGACCCCGAGGCCATCGGCCGCGCGATCCGCGACTGGGAGATGACCGCCATGGCATCGCTCGGCCTGCCCGTCGGCTTCGAGTCCAGCGGCGGCGAACCGCTCGAGCACGAACGGCGCGCCCTCGAAGCGTTGATCGCCCGCACCTACCCTGACGCCCGCCGGCTCGACTCCGAGATCCTGCGGCGCGCGGCTGCGATGTCCAACCGCTTCGACCTGGCCCCGGTGACGCTGCCCGAGACGGCCTACGGCTGTCTGTACCGCGACGAGATCGCGCAGGCGCTCGAAGCCGCCACGCCCGACGCGCCACCACCCCCGCCCCCCGCTGACCCGTCCGAGGAGGACAACAATGAGTGACACCGATCCCGACGCCCTCGCCGCCCGCCTCGCGCGTGCGCTGTCCTCGGTGACCAGCCGCACCAGCGACGACGACTACGCCGACGACGACTACGCCCCGCGCTCCGGTCGCGTCCCCTACGACCGCTTCGCAGCCAAGGCCCGCGAGGTCAAGGCGCTCCGCGACGAGTTGGCCGGCATGGCTGCCCAGCTCGAGCAGGTGCAGACGGGCTACCGGTCCCAGCTTGACGAGATCAAGGCGGCGACCGCCGACCAGCTCAAGACGGTGGCGCAGCGCCACGCCGAAGACATCAAGCTGGTCGAGCACGGGATCAAGGACGATCTCGGCCGCTCCGCACTGCGTCAGGCGTGGGAGTCGCAGCCGAAGGACGCCCGAGGCAAGAGCCCGGCGGATTGGTGGGGCCAGCAGGTCGCCGCGCTCGAAGCACACCGCGCCGACCCCGAAGCAGCGCCCGCCGTCGAGGTGCCCCGCGTGCTGACGGGCTACCTGCCCGCCGCGCCTGCGCCCGCCCCGGCGCCCGCCCGCGGTGGAGCGCCCCGCGTCGATGCTGGCGCGCAGCCTGCCCGGAACCAGAGCCTTGAGCAGCGCCTCGCGTCCACCCCGGTCGAGGACAGCCTTGAGGCCATGCTCACGAACCTCCGAGGCGGTTGACACCACCGGCGCAGGCTGATACGCTTTCGACAAGCTCAACCGGCGCCGGCCGTAAAACGTGTACCCACTGAGCAGCGATTCACAAACGCTCATCTGAGGTACACATCATGGCTGCTGGCAACTGGCTTTCTTCCGCTGGAATCGGTGACGCAAACATCGCCGTTTCCGCTCGTGGCATCAAGGTGGCTCTCAACGCCGCCGAGAAGAACCGCGAGGCCGCCGCACACCCCGTCATGCAGGCGATGCTCGCCCGCGACTCGGGGCTGGGTCCGCTCATGGGCGCGCTCGGCCTTGGCATGTCCTTCGCCGATCTCGGCCAGGGCAAGCTCGCCGCCACCGCGGAAGGCACCGAAGCCACCGCCACCAACTTCAGCACCACCAACGTCGTCGTCACCCCGGCCCGGCGCGCGTGGGCCCGCAAGGTGAGCGACTACGCCCGCTCGCTGCAGGGTGGCCTCATCGACGAGGGTGTGATCGGCGCCATCGCCTACGACTCGACCATGGCGTGGCTCTCGTCCCTGGTGGACCAGATCGCCGCCCTCGCCAGCTCGGCCACCAACGAGATCGGGAGCACCGGCGTTCCCCTCACCTGGTCCGCGCTGAACGAAGGCATCATGGACCTCAAGGACCGCGGCGCCGCGCAGGGCCGCGCCCTCGCTCTGGTGACCGCGAAGGGCGCCAAGGATCTCGCCGACGACGCCCTGTCGCTCGGCGGCGCGGTGGCCCTCAGCCCCCAGATCCAGCAGCTCATGGCCAACGCCGGCAGCGGCGCCTACATCGGCAGCTTCGGCGGCGTCGATGCCTACCTCAACTCCGAGCTGGACACCGACAGCGGCGACACCCTCGGGATGCTGCTGACCGATGGCGCCGTCGTCTCGAAGCACCAGCCGGTCATCCTGCCCTCCGAGGCGGACGCGATCATCAACGCCGGGTTCTTCACCGTCGAGGCCCGCCGGCCCGGTGGTGGCCTGAGCACGCTGGAGACGGTGGCCTACAACGCCGTCGCCATCGCTGAGAACGGCCGCATGGCCGCGATCCGCTACGTGAGCTGATTTCGCTGGCGGGGCGCTCTACTCGGGCGCCCCGCTACCCCCGTCCAGAGGAGGACACATGCCGATCGCCGGCACCCCCACCGCGCCGAACCACGGCGCCCCATCGCTCGCCGGCCCATCGCTGGCGGGTGGCCCGTCGCTCACCCGTGGCGCGATGCCGCTGCCCGGCCAGCGCGACGCCTGGACCTATTGCGTGAGCCCGACTCGGCTCCACTGCATCGACGGGCTCATCCTGCCGACGCTGGCGAAGGCGTGGCACACGCCCGGCGCGAACGGGAACAGCGCCAGCCCCGACAGCCGGGGACAGGGCTTCATCAGCAACCTCATGGGCGTTGGCTACGTCGCCGTGCCCCACGATCTTCCCGCCGTCGCCTTCGGTGAGGACCGTAAGACCGCTCCGGTGAGCACCTACCTCGACCGCTACGAGGGCGTGTCCCACGGGCGCGGCGTGGTCTACTACTCCGAGGCGTGGCGCCGTCCGAAGCGGATCGGCCACCTTGTCTCCTGGGAGTTCGACCGCCCTGGCTGGCTCGCGTTCCTCGGCGACTGTCTCGCGCTGGTCTGCCCGGATGGGCTGGTCCAGATGCAGATCGACCTTGCGATGCAGCCGCTTGTCCGCCGCCTGCGCGCCGCGCAAGACCGCGAGGACAGCCGAGGCCGCCGGATGGTCGCCACCCTGCTCGACAACGCGCCGATCGACCACCTGCCCGACGACCTGCAAGACCTGGCCGCCGCGCACGCCGAGGCGAAAGCCGCGAAGGTCACCCCCCCGAAACGCGCCCGCAAGGGCTGACCGGAGCACATCATGGCTACCATCCACCTCGGCCGCCCCGTCGGCGACAACCTTCTCGAAGCCCGCGTGCGCGTGCCCTCCTCGGACTGGACCGCGGCCGCGACCACTGAGACGCTGCCCGTCGTCACCCTGCCCACCGGCGCCGAGATCCTGCTGGTCGTGGTGGACCTCCAGACCACCTACGCCGACGCCGGCTCGATCTCTGACATGACTGTCGAAGTGGGCACGGCTGGCGACCCTGACGCCTTCGTCACCTCGACCGACGTGTTCGGCGCCACCGCCGGCCGCTACCGCAACGACGGTGTGATGCCGTCCGCCTCGGGCGTGGCGGTCAAGGTGAAGGGCACCGCCACCGGCGCGAACTTCGGCGACGGTGCTGACCCCGATCTCGACTCTGGCTCCTTCGACATCATCCTGCTTTACCGGGTGGTCTGATCCGTGGCTGTCCGCGCTGCTACCTACGCGCTCGCCCGCCCCGCCCCGTACCTACTGGAACGGGGCGCCGAGCAGACGATCGAGGCCCCGATCCGGCACGGTTCGGCGGGTGACCTGGTGGCGCCGGACAGTGGAACGGTCACGATCAACCGGCCCGACGGAACCGCCCTTGTCTCGGGGGCGGCCGTCACGGTGTCCTCCTCCACTGCGACCTACACGGTCACGCCAGCCGCCTCCGAGACTCTGGGCGCGGGGTGGGATGTCCTCTGGACGCTGACGTTTAGCGGGGTGGTTTACCCGACCTATCGGGCCTCGGCCTACCTGGTGAAGTACGTTCCGCCGAACGTCATCAGCGCGCAGGATCTCTACACCCGGATCCCCGAGCTGCAACACCGCGTACCGCAGGCGCAGGACGCCGCCACGCGCGGCGGGTCTGGCGACGGGTGGCAGCCGCAGATCGACGAAGCCTACTACGAGCTGATCCGCAAGATGCTCGCCGACGGCCGCGAGCCGTGGCGAGTGCGCGAGGCCACCGGATACCGTGACTGGCTCCTGGCCCGCGCGCTTCAGCTTTGTGTCGGGACCATCGCCTTCGGCCCTGACTCGACGTGGGCGCAGCAGGCGAAGGCCCTGCACTTCGACATGCAGCGCGCGCACGCTGGCCTCCGCTTTCAGTACGACGACGAAGACGCCGGCACCCGCCGAGGCGCCTCGCCGGTCATCCGGCTGGCGGCCATCGGGCGGCCGCTGTGGTAGTCACCGGCGCCGACTTCTACCGGGAAGTGCTCGAAGACCTGGCAACGGGGATCGAGGCCCTGGATACGTCTCCGTTCCAATGGGGACCGGCTGACCGGTTCCGCCAGGCGCGCTACATCGACGCCGAGCGCGGCGGATCGAAGCACCTGGAGGTCTGGATTGACCTCGGGGGCTGCACCGGTACGCCCGGCCTGATGACGCACGCCGCGCAGGTGCTGATCGTCCACCGCTACAGCCCCGACGATGACAGTCTCGCGCAGGCCCGCATCCACGCCGCGACCCGCGCGGTATGGGACTGGCTCGAGGCGCACCGCCCCGCAAACGGGCTCCGCTACCGTCCGACCGGGTACACGCTCGAGGCCATTAGCGCCGAGTGGGTGGGCACCCGGATCTCCATCGACCTCCGCATCCCCAGGCCCGTCCGATGAGCACCGTCTCTGCCCGCTTTCACATCGTCGGCCGTGCTGACCTCCAGCCCGCCTCGCCCTTCTCGCAGTCCATCGGTCACACGCTCGAGAACGTGACCGGGGGCGAAGGCTGGCGCAACGGCACCGCCTCGGGTCAGGTCGATCGGGTCTACATGGTGTCGGGCTCGGTGGGGTCCGGCGCGACCGACGCCTACGACCTGCTCGCCGCTGGCGGGCTCACCGACGCGCTCGGCCAGGCCATCGACGCCGACGAGCTCAAGGCCCTGATCCTCCGCTGTGATACCGGCATGATCGAGATGACCGGCGACGCGACGAACCCGATCGGCATCTTCAAGGCGGGCTCGGACGGGATCAACCTCACGACCGGCGCGACCGTCGGCTTCAGCTACGGCGCTGCCGGCCTCGACGTGACGACCGACTCGAAGTTCAACGTGACGGAGGCCACCGCGGCCGCCGGTGCGACCTACACCCTCTGGCTCATCGTCGCGCAGTAGCGCGGAAGGACTCTCCCCATGTCCAACATCCCCGCCAACTTCACCGACGGCGTGTTCACTCTCACCGACGACAACGCGAACAGCGCGACGCTCCTGATGTCCCAGGGCGACCTCTCGGTGTCGGGTCTGGTGCCCGACGGCCGCGAGCTCATCGTCAGCCAGTCGCGCGGCGCGACCGTCGGCGTCCGCAAGGGCGCCCGCGCCTACCCCACGCTGTCGGTGACCGCCATCCTGGCCGGCCCGTCGGCCGCCTTCCAGATCCTCGCGCTGGGCGAGACGGCCGGGTTCACCTCGACCACGGTGGGCCTCGGCGATTACGCCGCCTGTGACTTCGACTTCTCGTTCGACTACGGCGCCGAGTCGCGCGACATCACCGGCGAAGACGCCGTGTTGACCGGGATCGAGATCACCGAGGGCGAGACGAGCACGATCAGCTTCTCGTTTCAGATCGTCGGCCCGATGCAGTTCGACGGGACCGACGTGGTGTCTGCCCGATAGCTACCCGCGCCCCGTCTGAGGAGGACACATGGACGCACCCCACATCAAGATCGGCGCCGTCGAGGCCACGCTGCGCCCCGTCGGCATCACTGCCGCGGTATCGCTGGCGGTGCCGCCCGACGACCCGCGCGCCGCTGACCCTGGCTTCACGCTGGCGATCGGCGCCGCTGCCCTGCGCGCCGCATGGCCCGACGACGTGGCCTGGCCCGCCCGCAAGCGCCCGCGCCCGCTGAAGCTTGGGCAGGACGTGGGCAGCTACGGGGCCGAGGTGCTGGACGCGCTCTACCCTGAGTCGGGCCTCAAGCTCGCCGACCTCGCCGCCATCCTCCACACCGCGCGGGCGTGGGCGGTGTCGTCCGGTCTGTCTGAGGTGGAGGTGGCTAACGCCGCGGATTTCTCCGACGCCCCCGAGGCGGCGGGGGCTTAGTCCGTGTCGTGCTCCAACTCTGCCGGGAGTACGGTCAGCCGCCGCGATGGTGGGATACACTGGACAGGACGGAGCAGGCGCTAATCCTGGCAGATCACCGACTGAGGCGGGCCGAGCATGACCGAGCGATACACCAGCGGAGCGGCCTCAATCACCGTTGACGATGCCGCGCTGGTGCGCCACATCGACCGGGTGAGCCAGGGCGCCGCCTCGCAGTTCATCGACGTGGCCTCTAAGGCGCTCGAAGAGGTCAAGACCGGCGCGATGGCCCGCTGGCCCGTCCGCACGGGTCGCAGCCGCGCAGCCTTCGACGTGCGCGCCTCGGTGCGCCGCGACAAGCTGGCGGTCGGGCTCTACAACGACGCGACCATGCCGCGCGCGCCGAAGGGCTACGCCTGGTTTGTGCGCTTCTCGGTTCGTGGCCCTGAGCAGATCGAGGCCGAGATGCGGACGATCCGCCGGATTGCGGCCGAGGCCGAAGCGTATGCGGCGCCGGTGAAGCATGTGGGCCAACGTCAACGGGTGTTCATCAACAAGCGGAAAGAACTGGTCAAGGCGTCGAACCTGTCGGCGAAACCGAAGGGCGTCGATGCGGCGTCAACGGTGGCGAACTACGCCGCAGAGATGGCCGATCGGCACGGACAGGGCGCCCCGACGGACCTACAGGGCAAGATCGCATGGACGAAGATGGTCCGCAGCCCCGCACGCAAGGCGGCGCCGAAGGTCATCGAGACGCTGCGCGAACAACTCACCCGCCTGGCTCGGGAGGCATAGATGGCCGCCGCGAATACGATCGGGCTGACCTATACGGCCGACATTCGGGACATCGAGAAGAAGCTGCGGGCGCTACCCGAGGAGACGGCCGCCAGCGCGCGCCGCTCGGTGCGGGAGCTTACCAAGTCGCTCAAGGCGGTCGAGAAGCAGCAGCGCCGCGCCGAGAAGGCGGCCAGCGGGATCACCCAGGGTACGCGGGCCTACAGCCGAAGCGCCAGCCAAGCGGCGCAGGCGTCGCAGTCGCTCGCGATGCAGCTTCCCGACGTGGTGTCGCAGCTTTCGGCGGGCACGCCCCCGGCGCAGGTCTTCACGCAGCAGGGCCTCCAGGTCGTGCAATCGAACATGGCGCTAACCACGGCCGCCGCGAAGGCGATGGCCGGTGCGCTGGCGGGTCCGGTTGGGCTCGCGATGGCCGCCGCGGTGGCCGCCGCATCGGTGCTCGCGAACGGGCTGGACGAGGTGGAGACGGAGCTGGCCGCCGTGCGCGCGTCGGCGGAAGGCACCTACCAGGCGCTCGACCCGGCGCTCATCCTGGCCGCCGCGTCGGCGACCCGCACGCTCGCCGAGGCCAGCACGGCGGCTGGTGACGCGCTTCTATCGGTCCAGGCGGGGCTGACAGCCACCGACGCCGCCCACATCAAGACGGTTGAGACGGCACGCGAATCGCAGCGGGTCATCATGCGCGAGACGGCCGCCCGTTGGGCGCGCCTCGAGGTGCAGCGGCAAGAACTCCAGGCGGCGGTCGATTCGGGCAAGCTGAACCAGGCCGACACGATCGCCGCGCGCCTGCGCCTCGACGCGCTACGCCAGGAGATGCCCGCCGCGCGTGCGAGGATTGCTGCTGTTCGAGAGGAGACAGAGGCGACGATCGCGCAGATCAACGCCGACCAGAACGAAACCGAGGCCACGAAAGCGGCCGCGAAGGAGAAAGGCAAGCACGCCGACGCATCGCGCGATCAAGCTGCCGCCCTGCGCGCGCTCACCGAGGCGCAGGCGGCCGACCGCGCCGGGCGCTCCGACCTGCTCACCGGACTGGCCGCCGAGCGCGAGGCCCGCGAACAGCTCGCCGGGCTGCAGTCCGACCTCGAGGGCGGGAGCGGCAACGAAGCGATCGACCAGGCCAACGCGCTGTACGAGCGCCGGGTCGAACTGCTCGACCAGATCGCCGAGCGGCTGGGGTACACCGCCGAACTTGACGCGGCGTTCACCGAAGCGCAGGCGCAGCGGGACACCGAGGTCGCCGAGGCCGAGGTCAGGCACGCCGAAGAACTGGCGAAGCTCAAAGCTGACGCCGCCATGGCCGAGCAGATCGCCGCCGCGCGTCAACTGGAGCAGATGCGCAGCAGCTACGCGGGGCTCATGGGCGGGATCGCTGACGCCGCCGGAGCCGCCGCGCAGATCATCGCCGAGGAGAACAAAGGCGCCGCGCGCGCCCTGTTCATCGCCGCGAAGGGCGCCGCCATCGCCGAGGCGATCATCAATGGCGCCATTGCGAAGACCCGCGCCCTTGCCATGCTCGGCCCGGTCGCTGGCCCGATCGCGGCGGCTGGCATCACGGCGACGGTGGCCGCGCAGGTCGCGCTCATCGCCTCGCAGAAGCCGTCGTTTAACGATACCCCCGGCGTGATTCAGATGCCCAGCGGCGGCCCGATCGGCGTCGCACCGGGCGACATGGTGGTAGCGGGCAAAGACCTCGACGACATGGCCGCGCAGGTGGACCGCGCCCGCGGCTCCGACCGTCGGCCGATGGTCGAGGTGGTTGCGATCCCGTCCTACCAGGGTCGCACCTACGACCGCGCCCGCCGGGATGCCTACCGACGCCCCGGCCCGGATAGGGACGCCGTGAACAGAGATCGGGCTAACGGCCCTGGAGGCTGGTGATGACCGCCAAGAACCGCGACCAGTACCAGGGCCTCCTCATCCCCGACGTGCGCACGCGCCAGCCTGCGGCGCTCTGGGACGCCGAATCGACCTACACCGAGGCCAGCCCTCGACCGGGGCGCCCGGTGCCGTCACGGGACACTGAGGCGCTTCTGCTGGCCGCTGGCGCGCAGGCTGACGGTACGGTGCTCGACCTGCTCGCCGTCGAAGGCGGCCCGGTGGGGCGCGACCCGCGCGCGGCTGGGATCGCATGGAAGAACAGCGGCGACGGCGCCAATGCCTACCGGGGCCGCGAGATCCCTGCGACCTTCTCGGGGCGGGAGATCATCGACTGGCGCACCGGCGCGGGGACGGGTCTGTCGCACCCTGACGCCATCACGCTGCGCCAGGATGCCTACCGCGACCGCGTGGTCGTGGTGGCGCAGGAGGCGCCGTCCACAAGCATCGTCACCCGCTACCGGGACACCGACGGCACGATCTCAAGCAAGGTCACGATCCACGATGGGGCCACGCTCGGCCATGGTCTGACGCCGTGCCTGGTGGAGTGCGGGGACCGCCTATTCTGCTTGCATTGGGCACCGGGCACCGGCTCGGCGGTGGATGAGTTCTTCCTGCGCGTGCAGATGAGCCTCGACGGGGGCGCGACCTGGGAGACGGTGCGACAGCGCGCGACTCGCCTGCGCGGCGTGGTCGAGACGGTCGGATTCACCGGGTCGAAGCAGTACGAACCGCGCCACCTGTCGGCGGCCTACCTGCGCGGCCAGGTGGTGGTCGTGGCGCATTTCTGGGAGAACATCAGCAGCGCCATCACGCTCTACAATGCCGACGTGATGGCGCAGTGGGCCAGCTCAAACCTCGCCACGAAGCTCGAGCGCGTGCGGCTTGACACGGCGTCGGCCGTGGCGCCCGCCGCCGGGCAGACGGCCGTAATCGCCGCCGGTGGCATGTTCATCAAGGCGCTGGCCGCAACCGACGGCACGATCTACGTCGGCCGCAGCGGCTCGGCGTATGACTCGATCGGAGGCACCGACACCGGGCAGGCCGCCGGGAGCCTGGCGACCACCGGGCCGCCGCGACAGACCGACGCCGACATCACGCTGGTCGCCGATGATGTGGGGCTGCTGTGGCTCTACTACCGGGTCGCCGACACTGCGGACAACGACAAGCAGCGGATCCGCGTGCTGTTCTCCGAGGATGACGGCGAGAAGTGGGAGACGGTGGGTAGTTCGGACACGCCCGGCACGGGGACCTCAAGCCTGTGGGGCATTGATCGCACGGGCGCGGCGAGCAACGCCGGGGCCTACCTCACGGGGCTGGCCGCCACCTGGCAACGGGGCCGCGCGATCATGGCGCACACCTGGGTAGCCACCACCGGAACCAACGATGAGAGCCTGGCCCTGGCCTACCTCGGGGGCTACTCCGACCTCACGATCGCGCCGATCGAGGCGGGCGCCGAGCTGACCGACCGCCATCCGTGGCAGTACACGCTTCTCCCGATCGAGCGGGCGCAAGACCTGACGATGTGGACGGCCACCACGGCCGGCGTCACCTCGAACAGCCTGCAGTCAGACGGTTCCGAGATCCTGACGAGCGGCGACGGGGCCACCTCGAGCCGGTTCTTCGTGACGGCCACCGACGGCACCACCGGCGACGCGCTGATGGTCGCCACGTTCGCCGCGAAGGGCTCGAATAGCGGCGCCTCGAGCACGGCCGACCGGTGCGCGTTTGCGTTCCGGGTCGATGACGGTACGCGAGGCGTCGAGGTGGGGATCTACCTGTCGGCGAGCGAGTTCGGCGTCTACGACCGGGTAACGCCGGTCCAAAAGGCGCTCGTCACCGGGCTCGCCGATGAGGTGCGGGAATGGCGGATCGGCGTCTACGCGAGCGAGGACGCGACTGTCAAGCGCTGCCGGGTCTGGTATCGGTCGTGGGACCAATCCGAGGACCGAACCTGGACGTTCGTGGGGGCCTACTCTCTCGCTGACGACGGCGGCACGGTAGGCTCCAACCGGGTCCAGTTCGGCAGCCTCTCCAACGGCGTGACGCAGGCTGACCTCGAGGTCTACCATGGGCCGCACTGGACCGTCGGCGATACCACGACCTCGACCTGTCTGGCCGGTTCGGCCTACACCTGGGACGTGTGGGCCGCCGCCACCGACAATCCCGACCACCTGTCGCTCACGCCGATGTCATCCCTGCCCGTCTACGTGTCGGGCGGTGTGTCGGTGCGCGCTGTGGACGGGCCGGCGATGGCGTCGGATAGCTGGACGCTGGCCCCGGCCTACGAGTACCCGATCGAGCGGGTCTGGCCGTCGTATGCCCGCTCGCCCCGCGTCCGGTGGCGCTCGGTCGATGACACGGCGCAGGTGACGATCGCCCTGTCGCTCGACCCCGACCTGCTCGGGACGGTGGATAGCGCCGTCGGCTCGCCGCTGCTCGGGCTCCACCTGGCCGGCATCAACTGGCGCTTTGGGTCCATCCAGCGCTACACCGGCGCCGCGTGGGTGACGGTGACCACGATCGACGCCGCCACCGCCTTCGGGAACCTGGGTTGTACCCGCACGGGCGCCACGGTCGTACCGTCGGCCGACACCACGCACCAGATCGCCGGCCAGGAGTTGATCGGCTGGGACTACCGCGAACTCGCCCCGCCCGGCGTCGTGCGCCGCATCAAGGCGAACCGGGGCGGGCGCTGGGCAACCGGCACCACCGCCGGCCCGCGGGCGTCCCTGATGCTCGACAAGATCGACAACACCGAGGCCACCTCGACCGACGCCGTGCTCTCGGCGCGGAACCTGTGCGTGGTCTTCGAGCACGCCGCCGCCACGGCCGCCGCCGGCTGGCGTCTGGTCATCGACGTGCAGGACACCGTCGAGGGCTGGTTCGAGATCGGGTCGTTGATGTTCGGCCCGGTGTGGGTGAGCGGCCAGCCGACCGACTGGGGCCGGCGCACTGAGCAGGTACTCGGCACGGCGTACCGTCGGCAGCAGGACGGCGCCATCCAGGCGGCGCAGCCTACCCCGGCGGGCATGGCCGTAGACGTGGCCTGGACCGGGGGCGTGGATTCGCGCCAGTTCCATGACGGCACCGCCGAACCCACCTACATCACCACCACGGCCACCAGCGGGATCACCGGCCCGGCGACGTGGGCGGCGACGGTCTACGACCTGCAGCATGAGCTCGCCGGGCTGGGCTCCCACCCGGTCGTGTACCTGCCGAAGATCGAGCGCGCGGCGGCTGGCGACGTGCGACAGTTGACCCGCTGGTACGAGTATCTTCTGGCCTACGTCCCCGACGGGCTCACCGTCACCCACGCGGTCGGCGACGAAGGGACAGACGAGACGATGACCGTGGGCACGCTCACGCTGGAGCCAGAGCTATGAGGCGCATCCGACCGGCCGACCTGGTAGGGACTACCCCCGTCTGGTGCCTCGACCTGCACCACGGCGGGACGACCTACCGCGTGGCCTCCGAGCCGATCGACGTGAAGGCCGACGACGGTACGATGCTGTCCTATGCGGGCGGCCTCGACCCTGTGGCGTTCAACGAGCAGCTGGGGCGCCTAAAGTTCACCACGCCCGACCTGTCGGCCACGATCCGCGCGCTGCTGCCGGTGGCGGTGGCGAAGCTGGTGGCGCGCGGGCACGACTGGCTCGGGGCGACGGCCGATCTCTACCTGACGGTGTGCCAGACGGCCGACCGCGCGCTGGCCGTCCCTGTGTCCGACCTGACGCACGGGGAGATGTGGCTGCAGGTGTCGGGCCGCGTGCGCTCGCCATCGTGGGGCGACCCGTCCGCACCGCCGGGGCTGGTCGAGTTCACGCTTGAGGCGGCGCCGTGGAATGAGCGGTCCCCGTTGATTCGCCCCGACAAGGTGGTGAGCGAGGATCGCTTTACGGGTGGATCGGGGCTCATTGGCCCGCCCGGTGACGAGGCAATCGGGAAGCGCTTTCCGCTCATCCTCGGGGCACCAGGCACGGCATCAGTACCGGGCGCCCCGGTTTACGCTGTCGAGCGGGACGGCTCGGGGAACGCCGTGTGGCTGATGCTCGCGCTCGGCCAAGTCGCCGCCGACACGGTGCGGACGTTCGACTCATCCGGCGCCGCGCAGTCGTCTACGACGGTGCTCTACATCGACTCCTACTTTCAGGAGGTGACGTACTGCTCGATCGGCGGCCTGGATGCCACCTCGGGGCAGTTTTACGCGAGCTGGACCAGCGGCGCAGGCGCGAACGGCTACGGGTCGGGCCTTGGCAACGCCGTCGAGGCGGCGGCTTACCTGTTCGCACTGGGCTCGGCGCCGGTCGATCTCCCGGCGTGGCTGGCCCTGGCTACCACCTTCGCGGGGATTGAGATCGGCGGGTACGTCAACGACGACTCGACCGTGTGGGACGTGGTGCAAGCGCACATCCTCCCGCTACTGCCGATCGCGTACCGCTACACCCGCCAAGGGCTATCCCCCGTCGTCTACGACCCGGCGCTCCGGTCCTCCGAGACGGTGGCGCATGTCCGCACGGTGGACACCCCGGCGGCCGAGTCGGCGGGCGACTGGACCCCGACCGGCCCCGTGTCGCTCGAGACGGAGCCCGAGGACGTGCCCCGACAGGTGACGGTCAACTTCGCGAAGGACGCATCGACGGGTGACTACACGCAGCAGGTCACATGGCTGGCCGACGCGAACGCCGCACCGGAGCCGCGCGACATCGCCCGCCGGCGCGCTGGCCGCTCCGGGTCGGTCTATCTCGACCAGGCGATCACCCGCGGCACGGGGCTTGCTACGCTCGAGCTGGACCTTGACTTCGTGTGGGATGCGGACGTAGCGAACCAGGTCGCAAGCTGGCGCGGGCGCCTGGCCGCCATGCCTACCCTCTCGGCCAGCTACGACGCCCCGCTTCACTGGGGCTGGCTGCAGGTCGGCGATTCCCTGACGGTCACCGACCCGCTGCGGGAGTTCGACGGCGCGATCGGCGTCATCGACGGCAAGCGCCTCACCCGCAACGGGTGGGAGTTCGTGATCGTCTTCACAGAGGACCCCGTGCGAGACGCTCGGGTGTTAGACTGAAACAAGCCCAGGAGCCGCCATGGCCGCCATCAATCTCCGCGCCGCGCAACTGCCGACAGTCTACACGTTCACTTCTGCGACGACGTGGCAGGAGGTCCAGCTACCGCCACGGTGCCGCGTGACGGTCACGGTAACCGGTGTGGCTGGCGTGCTGGCCTTCACGAAGAACGGCGACCCGGCCAGCCCCGAGGAGCCCGCCGACGGTGGCGCGGTCGGGACGCACACCCAGGCGCTCCCGGCTGATTCGCTGGTCACGTTCCGCATGGCGCCGCAGTCGGCGAACCCATCGGGGCAATCGATCTTCGTGGCCGCCAGCTCGGGCACGCCGGCCGTCTCGGTGGTGCTCGAAGCCCTGGAGAACTGATGAACATCAACGGAGCAACGGGCGCGGGCGGCGGCGGTGGCAATCCTGACCTTGTGTCAGGCGGCGCCCCTACCAACGGCACCCAGGCGAAAGCCGCGGGCACTACGTCGAGCGACGCGATCACGTTCCAGGCGCCCACGGGCGGCTCGGGCGCGTCCACTCCATCGGTCGCCCTCGCGCACGTCGTCGGCTCCGGCGCTGGCCTGACGGGTTCGGGGCTCGGCCCCTACACTGCGACCGGGCTGGCCGACGGCGACGTGGTGACCGTCACCTGTACGCATACCGACGACGGCGACGGGCAGGTCATCACAGACGTGGCGGTGGTCAACGTGGCGACGGTCGCGGGCGTGGCCTACCCTGACACCCTGCTCGACTGGTCGGCGTCCTCCGAGACGTTTTCGACCGGTGAAGACACCTACACGATCGGCGGGCTGAGCACAACCCTCAGCTACGTGGGCACCTCCGGCCCCGACGCGATCAGCCTATCGAGCGGGCTTCTCTCGCTCACGATGAGCGGGGCCAACTCGGCATCGCTCATCATTGACCTCGGCGTCGATGTCTCGAATGAGGTCGTAATGGCCGTCATCGCAATCGCCAGCGTGGTCGCCAACACCACGTCGGGGATCTTGTTCAAACTGTCGAGCGGCACCAGCACCGGCAACGCCGCGAACCAGTGGCAGGCATTGGTCGGCTATAACGGCACCGAGACGCAGATCCGGTTCCGCGAGGCCAACAGTACCACGGCCTTCATCAACATCGAGACACCCACCGTCACGGACGTATCGACTACGCCAACCCGCGTGGGGCTGGTCTGGCACGGCGCCAGTGGGTCGTTTTCCTGGGATCAAGGCGACTCCGCGCTGCCCACGGACGCCGCGAACCTGACCAACACGGGATCGTCTGTCATCAACGACGGCGGGAGCTCTGTTGGCCCACAAGACCGGCGATACCTGCACCTCCTGATCAAATCGTCATGCACCTTTCGGGTGGGTGCCGCACTTCGCCGGGTGACCCCATGAGCAACCTCCGCACCGTTGATTCCGTCTCCCCCCAGCAGGTCACACGCGACGGCGCAGACGAGGCGGTCTATCAGGTGGTGATCCACATTCCGGTGGCCGACGCTGAGCGACTGGCCGCGCACAAGCGCGCCCGCGTCGCCGCCGGTGCTGACGTGCTGGCCTCCGAGGCTCGCGAAGTGGCCGATCCTGTGCTCGAAGCCCTGGTAGCTGCGGGCTACGGCGCGTGAGCCAGCCCCCGCCAGACCTGCCCGCACGCCCTGGCCGGTGGTTCACCTGGGCCGAGTTGTCGCAGTCGGGCGCCGCCGCGCGCCTCGGGCTCGACAACTCGATCCCCGAGGCTGAGGCATGGAACCTGACCGCGCTGTGCGGCCACCTGCTCGACCCGCTGCGGGAGATCGTGGGGCCGATCCGCATTACCAGCGGATACCGGGCGCCAGAGGTCAACGCCGCGATCGGCGGGTCGAAGACCTCCGACCATATGCGCGGGTGGGCGGTGGACCTCAAGGCGCACCGGCTGTCGGCCATGGGTGTCGCGCAAGAAGCCCACACCGTCGGGCTCCTTTTCGACCAGCTCATCGTCTACCATCCCAGCCGCGGGGGGCACGTTCACCTCGGCGGCGGCCCTCGGATGCGGGGGCAGATGCTCTATGCGTCCGAGTCGGGCGGCTACCGGAGGCTGCGCCTGTGACCTCGACCACCCTCCGCGCCGCCTACCATCTCGCCGGCTACGGCCTGCTCCTCCTGCTGGGGCTGGTCGCGCTGTCGCGTGGGGGCGGCGATTCTGCGACCGTGCGCGCCTATGCCGACCTCGCCGTGGTGGTGATCGGCTCCGTCGGAATGGGGCTGGGAGTGTACGGTGCGAGGCACTTTCCGCTCCCTGGGAGGCTTCCCACAAGCCGCGAACGGGGCGCGCAATCGGCGCCGACGGGGTACAATGTAGGGGACTGATAGGAGTCGCCTATGCCCGCCGTCGCCACCGCGGTAATCCTCGCCTCTCTGGCCGTCATCGGCGTGGGGGCTGGCGGTTTTGCGCTGGGCCGCTCGACCGGGCCGGACTACTCCGACGCCCTCGAAGCGCAGGCTTCGACGCTCGCCGCACAGGGCGACGCCCTCGAACGGGTGGCCGAAGCGGCTGGCCGCCCGGTGGTCATCGACGCCGAGGTGCGGGCCACGCTGGCCGAGGTGCCCGCACAATGCCGGCGCGACATGGGTGGCGACCCTTTGGGCGTGGCCTGCCAGTGGGCGACGTGCCTGCAGTACGGTCAGAGCGCCGCCCAGCGGCCCGAATGCCGGGCAGTCGAGGCGGCCATGATTGCAGCCCTGCCAGGGTGCACCCCGCAGGAGGACGCCGCGCCGTCGCGGGGGACGCTGTGAGTCTCGCGGAGCCCGTGGTCGCTGCGCACATCCGGGTCGACGGAAGGTACCGCTGCGTCTCGCAGGGCTGGGCGCGCACGTACAGCCCGCCGGGGGATTACCGGCCGCCGCGCGCGTGGGCCGACATCGACCACCGCGACTACTTCGGGCTCGCTGGCCCGTGGCTTGATAGCTACCGGGCGGCGCAGGCGGGGGAGCCCACCATCGCCGTCGAGGCGGTCGTGCTGCCAGGCAAGACCTCCCCCGATTCGCTGGCGTGGTGCCTGCTGCCGATGGGCGACCATTCGGTCCTCTGCATTGCCATCGACGCCGCCGCACTGGCCGACATGATGCTCGCGACGGCCGTAGGGGGCGGGGATGCCGATTGATCTCGCGCCCGAGGCCGCCGGGTTGTCGGCCGCCATCGCCGCGCTCACCGCCACGGTCGGACAGGCGGTGCAGCACTTCGCCGGCGCCGCGAAACGTGCGGAGCGCCACCGGGACGCCGAAGCGCTGCGCCAAGAGATCGCGAAGCTCACGGCGCGCGTCGATGACCTGAACATGGCCGGCGTGCGCGCTGAGTCCGACCGGGAGCGACTGCGCGAAGGGCTCGACCGGCTCGACCGGGAGATCGTGACCGTGCGTGACCGGCTCGAGCGCCAGGGCCACGCCGTCGAGGCCGACCTGCGCCCGCTGCGGGATGGAATCGCATCCATGCAGGCCCTACTCCGTGGGGCTGGCGACCGGTGAGCCTGACGCCCCAGCAGCGCGCCGAGCTCGCCGCCGTCGCCGCCTGTCTCCTGCGCCACGCCGAGCAGCTACGCCGGGCCTTTGCGCCGTCGGTTGTGGTGGTCGAGCAGTGGGCCGAGGATGACGCAACCGAGATCCGCGAGCGCCCGGCGATTTCGCGCCGAGACGCCGCCGACCGATAGAGGAGCCCACGATGCCGACCCCTGTGAGGTGGCGCAAGCTACGGACGGACCACTGCGCGCCCGACCGCCCCGACGCCTTGGCCGCATGGCATGAGCACGGCCCGCACCTGGTCGGCTTGACTACGGCCGAGGTGCTGGCGTACCTGTCGCCGTGGGGTGAGCGCGAATCGTGCCCGGTGACCGTGGCGCGGTTCCTGCGCTGCGTGATCAACGACTACGGCCTACCCACGCCGCCGGAAGGCTGGCCCGCGGGGTACTGCGACCCCGGCCGATCGGCGCCGGCTGGTACTGAGGCGCGCGTAGTCCCGAAGCCGCCCCCGGTCAGAGCGCCACGGGTGGAGACGAAGAACGGCCCCGAGGGGACGCTACAGGTGTCAGCCAAAGGGCAAGGGCTGGTCAAGAATGTGGACGACTTGGCCCGCGTGGCCGAGATCGACCTTGACGAGTGGCGGGTGGCGGACCACTCCGTAAACACCTGGACCACCCCGCTAAAGGGCGAGGACGGGCGGCCGAGCATTGTAAGAAACTGGCAGGTCAAGGCGCGGCTCGAGCGGCGGCTCATCGACCCCGAGGTGATCGGCGTCCGGTACAACGGCCCGCCGGCGCCGCGGGTGGTGCCTGACATCGAGCCCGCCGAGCGGGTGGCGCTGCTGGTGCCGGATTCGCAGCATGGGTTCTTGTGGGGCGAGGACCGGCGGACGCTGCTCCCGATGCACGACATGGCGGCGTGCGACGCCGTGACGCAGGTAGCCGCCGCGATGCAGCCCGACGATATCGTGCTCCTCGGGGACATGCTCGACCTGGCCGAGTGGTCTACGCGGTTCCCACGCCCGATGAACCTGCTCGACACGTCGCAGGCGGCGCTCTATGCGCTGCACTACTGGCTCGCCGAGCTCCGGGCGGCGTGCCCGGCGGCGAGGATCGTGTACCTGGAAGGCAATCACGAAGCGCGGATCGCTCGGCTTCTGGTGGAGAAGGCGGCCCACGTCGAGGGCTTGCACGCGGTCGGCGATGACCGGGCGGCGCTGTCTCTGCCCCGGCTGCTCGCACTCGACCAGCTCGGGATTGAGTACGTCGCGCCCTACGGTGAGGCGGCGTACCTGTCGCCGCGGGTGATGCTGACCCACGGCGACAAGGTGCGCTCGGGCGGCGGGGCGACCACCCGCGCTGTCGTGGGGGAGGCCAGGGTTAGCACCGGCTTCGGCCACGTCCACCGCGTCTCGATCGCCCACCGCACGGTCTACGACCACGGGGGCGCGCGGGTCATCACGGCAGCTACCCCCGGCTGTCTCTGCGACACCAGCCGCACGCCCGCCGCCGGGTCGCGGCTCGACTGGCAACAGGGATACGGCGTGGTCCACTACGGCGACGGCTACGACCACTGGTCAGTCCACACCATCCAGGGCGGCCGGACGTTCTACAACGGCCGGCAGATGGTCGGCCAAGCGCGCACCGAGGAGATCGGCGACGCGCTCGGCCTCCCGCTGGCGGATTAGGCGGCCCGGAAGCGGGTCGAGGCGATGCGGCCCCGTCGCTCGGCTGCGCCACTGGCGACCAGATCGGACAGCACGCGCCTAACCGTGTTCTTCGAGACGCTGATCCCGGCGTCGGCGAGCTTGCCCTCCACCTCGGCCATGCGGCACCATCCGTCGTCGTCGGTGTGCCCGGCCGCCCGGAGCGCCCGGAGTACCTGCGTGGGTGAGGCTTTCCGAAGCACCGAGTTCGGGTGCACGGGCTCGGCCTCGAGGCCCGCCGCCACCCGTTCGGCGGCGACACGGCGCGCGCTCTGGATGTGCCGGACTTTCACGTCGCAGCCGGCGCAGACGGGGAAGCTGTCCACCCCGACCCACGCGGTCCTCGTCGCGACCCGTCCGCACGGGCCATAGTGGCGTATGAAGTGGCATTGATCACGGGGCATTGATGGGCTCCAGTTCGAGGCGCACCCGGTAGCCGAGCGCGAGGAAGAGGCCAGCGATCCGGCCGGCGAGGACCATAGATTCCCCCGCCATGAATCGCCGCACCGTGCGCGAGTCGATGCCGGCGTCTGCGCCCAGGTCGGCCGAGGTCAGTCCGGCGCGGTCGCGAAGGATGCGCAGCCGGCGGCCGATGGCTTCGGGCTGGTCGAGGTAGATCGGCGGTCGGTTGATGCTACCCATGGGTCACCCCCTCGACCAGCAGCGCGGCGTCAAAGGCTTCGCGGTTCTGCGCGACGACATCGGCCGGGCCGGTCCAGTCGGCGACGGCCAGCGCGTCGAGGGCCGGCTGCAAGGCTTCGACGGTGCGCAGGTAGATCACCCGCTCCCCGCTGGTAATGTGCCGGATCTCGCCCCACGCGGGACAAGCGGGGTGGTAGCGCCTGACGGTCAAGCCGGGCACGGTACAAGCCACCGCGGCGGGCGGCGTCACGGGGTAGGACGGCACGCCGTCGGCGAGCTCTTCGGGGGATTCCATTGTGTCTCCAGGGTGTGAGCCCTCAACCACGCGGGCCGGGGGCGTTTGAGGGTGGTTCAGAGGTCGCCGGCCGCAGCCTTCCGCGCACGCGCCGCAGCCCGCGCCTTCTGCTCCTTGGAGACGGCGGTGTCGTAAATAGCTACGGCCGTCTCGCCCGAGTAGCGGTTGTGTTTGAAGCTGCCGATGACCGTGCCGTCACGCCAGATCCGGTCGATGCGGGCGCCGCCTTCGATGCCAGCGCCCCAGGCGCCCTGCATCGCGGCCAGGAGCGGCGCGCGGTGCTCGTAGCCCTGCGCCGTGATGTAGACGCCCGTAAACAGCCCGTCGCCGCCCATGTATGCCACAACCACCGGGCTTGAACCGATCGTGCTGGTGCAGAGCCAGAGGACGCCCTCAACATCGCCGGCGAGGCAGTCGTCGAGCGGCTGAGTGGCCGCCACGGAGGCATCGCCGAAGGGCAGGCCGCGGAAGCCGTCGGCCAGCTTGCCGGCTTGGGCGGGGAGGAGGATGGACAGGGCGAGGGCAGGGAGGGTCATGGTGTCTCCATGGGTGAGGGTGCCCCTGACCAGCGCGGCCAGGGGCGGTTGACGGTTCTGGCGGTTCAGTCGGCCGAGCACTCGGCGGCGTCGGGCTGTGGCGGCGGTGGTTTCGGGTCGGGTAGCAGTGGCAGCACGCGGATCGTGACCTCGACGCGGGGCAGCTCGCAGATCCGAGCGGCGCGGTCGAGGATGGCCGCGTACTCTTTGACGGCTGCGATCTCCACGACTTGAGCGTCATCCGTCCAGATGTCGGTCTGGTCGATGCCGTCGAGAACCGCTTTCACCACGTTGTCGAGGTCGGGGCGCCGGGTGTGCGGGCGCCGGGCGTGGCCGTCCTTCACGCGGTAGAGCCGCTGCGGGCGGTCGAAGATGGCGTGCACCTCGACGCGCACCGGGACGCGAGCGCCGACGGTCCAGCCGCCCGCCTCTGCCGCCGCCTCACGCGCCGCAGCGGCCACCCTCGCCTCGTACTGCCGGGTCCGCTTCGGGGTATACATGCGGACGCCGCGCCCCTGTTGAGCGCCACGGGGGCGGCCCTTCGCGACGGGCTGGCCGAGGATCGTGAAGGTGAGGGACGGGTAGGTCATTCTGTCGCCGCCTTCACATCGTCCCACGTCGAGGACGGCGACAGGACACCGAGACGTGAGGCCGACCGAACGGCCTCAAGGTCGGCCGCCATGGACGACAGCAGCCCCCGTGCAACGCTGTCGAGCGTGTCGCTGCTGGTGCCGTCGCCCAACGTGTACCAAGAGAGCAGCCGGGCTCGGTACGTGTCGCGGGTGATCACGCAAAGAGCGCGCGTGCGGCGGGCGCGTTCCGGTACCGCTGTCTCCTTCGCGCTGCGGGACTGATTGCGCGCCACCCTGCACCGGTCGGAGCAGTACCGCGAGGTGTCGCGCCCCGTCTGGCCGCACCAGATACACAAGCCAGCCTCCCAGCGGGCCAGCTCGATCGACTTGAACGCCCGTCGCCGTCCACCGGTCGCGCGCTGCAGCGCGTCCGACAGCGCGTCACGGAGATCGGGGCGCGACTCGAGCTGAAGCGCTCGACACAGGATCGGGTCAGGCATTGGAGTCTCCAGAAGAAGAGAGGGCCGGGCCAGCGGGGGTGCTCGATGGAGACGACGACGAGGTTAGACCCGCTGCCCGGCCATGGGATGATGCGAGGGCGTGCAGCTCGGGGAACTGCGCCCACGACAGATAGCACCGCACATAGGCGGCGCGTGCCTCTGGCTCGGGGGCCAGGGCGTCAAGGATGCGGCGCACTTCGAGCGCGTCGCGTGGGTGAAGCACGCCCGCCAGTACCCGCCGCACCCGGTCGTATGCCGGGCGGTCGCCGAGCAGATCGACGCCCAGATCGCGGGCCACGTCGGCGGCCGTGCGGTCGCTGGCCTCGAGCAAGGCGGCGAGCATCGGGCGGGGATCGGGGCGGGCGGTGCTCACTTGCTTGCGTGGCCGGGAGCGTAGCCGCGCGCCTTCATCTCCGCGGCGATCCCGCGCGTGATCAAGAGTCGCATCAACGCGCCCCGCCCCCAGTGGCCGCCGGCCCCGACTGCGGCGGGGTGGTCCTCGGACTCCATGGCTGTGAGAAGCCAGTCGAGATCATCCGTTAGTGTCTTGGGCATTCGGACAGGGATCGGGGAAGGTCGCGCCATGGGGTGTCGTCCTTTGTGTGGTGACACCCGGACAGTATCGGGACGCTGTTTCGGTGTCAAGCGGTTGACATGCGATTTGTGGGCCGCTATGACTGTGGGGCGGCCAACGAAGGGCGCACGACAACGGAGACAGACATGCTTGACCCGCTCGCTACTCACCCCATCCACGGCGCGTACCGGCGCCAGGAACCCGACGCGGAATACCGGGCGGCCCACGGGCTGAACTGGAGCCGCCTCAAGGTGCTCGACAAGTCACCGCTCCACTACAAGCACGCGCTCGAAAACCCGCGGGCCGATACGCCGGCCCTGTCGCTCGGGCGGGCGTTCCACTGCGCGCTGCTCGAGCCCGACCGCTACGCCGCTGAGTACCGCGTGTGGCCCGGTTCGCGCGTCGGCCATGTGTGGGACGCCGTGCAGGCGAATCTCGACGGCGACCGCGCGGTGTTCTTCGCCGACGTGGCTGCGCGGCGCGGAAAGGCTTGGGCCGAGGCGAAGGATGCAGCGCCCGACGGTGCGGTGATCCTGGTGGGTGCGGAGCAGGCCGAGTACCTGGATATCGTCAAGGATCTGCCGCCCGGTGTCGTGTGGCTCACCCAAGGCGAGGCCGACACCGTGGCCGCCATGGTCGAGGGCGCCCGCAACCACCCGCGCGTCCTGTCGCTGCTGTCGGCCGATGGGATGGCCGAGGTGTCGCTCTACTGGACTGAGGGCGAGGGCAAGGACGCGCGCCGCATGAAGGCGCGGGCCGACCTGGTGATCACCTACGCCGACCGCGTGATCCTGGTGGACCTCAAGAGCGCGCGAGACGTGGACCCGCGGTCGTTCGGCGCCGCTGCTGCTCGCTTCGGCTACCACGGCCAGCTTGCGCACTACGCCCACGGCTTGGAACAGGTCTACAAGCTGCCGGTGGAGTGCTGCATCATCGCCGTTGAGTCGAGCGCGCCGCATGATGCCGCGGTCTACCACCTGGACGATCTCGCCATGGAGGCGGGCTGCCAGATGCGGGATCGCCTCTTGAGCGAGCTGGCCGAGTGCGAGGCCGCGCAGGAGTGGCCGGGCCAGGTGCCGCACGCTGCTACGCTCCAACTGCCGGTCTGGGCGCTGCCCGACATCGACGGCGCCGCATTCACCTACCCCGAGGAGGACTAACCATGTCCATCGAAGATCTCAGCGATACCATCGTTCCCCGCTCCGACCAGCTCAACGCCGACGACCTGCTGGCGGGCTCGCGTACCTACGTTGTCGCCGGCGTCTCGCGGGGTGAGGCCGACCAGCCCATCGCCGTCGCGCTCGAGGGCGAGGGCCGCGCATACAAGCCGTGCAAGAGCATGAGGCGCGTGCTGCTGGCGCTGTGGGGCGCCGACGGCCGCGCGTGGGTGGGACGCCGCCTCGAACTCTACACCGACCCCGATGTGCAGTGGGGCGGCAAGAAGGTCGGGGGCATTCGGATCCGGGCGCTGTCGCACCTCGACCGCCCGGCCACGATCGCCTTGACGGTGAAGCGCGGCCAGCGCGTGCCGTACCGCGTGGGTGTGCTCGCCGCCGCCGAGCCGCCCGCCGCACCGGTGCCGCCGCTGCTCGACCTGCTGGCCGGCGCGAAGGTGTCGATCGAACAGGCCGACGCTTGGGCCGAGGCAAAGGGGAAGCCCGCGCTGTCTGGCCTGTCGCGTGAGGCGGCCGCGAAGGTCGCCGCGTGGCTGTGGTCGGATGCCGGCGCTACCGCCCTCGAGGACATGCGCGCGACGGAGGTGGCCGGTGGATAGCCGCCGCGCCGCCGAGCGCTACCAGCGGGCCGCCGACCAGACCGCGCCCGAGTGGGTGGTCCCCCCGACCCGGTGGTATGACTTCGTGGGACCGGCGCTGGTGGGCATCCTCGCCGGGTGGGTGCTGTGGCCGCTGGTGCTGGGGTGATCGGCTGGCGGGGAATCTTCGACTTTTGTGCGGCGATTCCTTGCCAGTACGTATCGGGTGCCCTATATGTATTGTGTCGGGCGGGGGAGTAACCCCGCCGGCGAATCACCCTCGGAGACACAATGCCTACCCTTACCTCCCGCGCCCTCACCAAGTCCGATTACAACCGCGTCGCCGCCCTGTTCACCTTTCACAACCTCAACCGCGCGAAGGTGGACGCTTTCGAGGACCAGATCGGTATGTCCCTCTCGTCTGCGATCGATGAGCTTTGGGCCGAAGCGGACGAAGGCGGCCGGTGGGAGTCGCCGACTCAGGCGGCCCGGATGGAGCGGTTCTACAACCGCCTGACGCAGTAGCGCCCAACGGCCACCCGCCCCGTACCGCCTCGGCGGTCGGGGCTTCGCCGGTAGGAGGACAGCATGACAACCGACAACGACACGAAGCGCGCACCGGGGCGGCCGCCGAAGGGGGGCACGACGCGATCGGCGCGGCTTTCGCTTCGGGTTGAGCCGTGGGTGCGTGAATGGCTCGAGGAGCAGATGCAGCCGGGCGAGACGATGGCCGACGCCTTCGATCGGCTGGTGCGGGCGTTGCGGGCCGTAGCGTGACCCGCGCCCGCGTCCAGTGGAGCAGCAACCCCGACCAGCTCGAGCGCGGGCCGATGACCGGGCCTCTGCCGGTCCAGGCGGCCGAGTCGATGGCGCGGAACCTGCGCCGGTCGCACTCGCCGCCCGCCGCCGTGCGCGTGGTGGGTGCACACAACAACAACAACCAGACAAGCAACGGAGACGACATGGCCGCATCAAGAGGGCGAGGCCACTACGACGCATTCATCGCGTCGAAGCGCCGGCACACGGTCGAGGCTGGGTTCAACGCCACTCTCGACGCATACAACCTGTTCCCATTCCAGGCCGATACCGTGAGGTGGGCGCTGTCCCTCGGGCGCGCCGCCATCTTCGCCGACACCGGCCTCGGTAAGACGTTCATGCAGCTTGCGTGGGCGCGTGAGGTCGCCAGCCATACCGGGCGCCCGGTTCTGCTTCTCGCGCCGCTGGCGGTCGCCGAGCAGACAATCCGCGAGGCTGGCAAGTTCGGTATCGACGGCGTGCATGTCGTGGCGTGCGCCGACGACGTGATGCCCGGCGTCAACGTCACGAACTATGACAAGCTGCACCGGTTCGACTCAGACGCATTCTCCGGCGTCGTGCTGGACGAGAGCAGCATCCTGAAGAACGCGCAGGGGCGCACCCGTAACAAGATCATCGCCGCGTTCAGCCAGACGCCCTACCGCCTCGCGTGCACCGCGACGCCCGCGCCAAACGACTACGGCGAGCTGGGAAATCACGCTGAGTTCCTGGGCGTCATGGATGAGGCCATCATGAAGGCGAGATGGTTTATCAACGATCTCGGGGATATCCTTGCACCGTGGCGGCTCAAGAAGCACGCTGAGAAGGCGTTTTGGCGGTGGGTTGTGTCGTGGGCGCGTTGCATCGGCAAGCCGTCCGACATGGGCGACTACTCTGATGATGGGTACAACCTGCCCCAGCTCATTGAAACCGTGCATCACGTCGATGTGGACCTCACCGGCGGGCGCGAGGATGGGATGCTGTTCCGGGTGCCCGACATGTCCGCAACGGCCATCCACGCCGAGAAGCGGCGGACGTGCGAGGACCGGGCGCGCAAGGTCGCGGCGCTGGTGGCGTCGGAGCCTGACGAGCCGTGGGTGATCTGGTGCGACACGAACTACGACCAGGACGCCGTGACGGCGCTCCTGCCTGGCGCCATCGACGTGCGCGGCAACATGACACCAGAGCAGAAGGCCGCCGGTCTGCTGCGCTTCTCGGATGAAGGCGGGATCGTAGTCACGAAGCCCAAGATCGCCGGGATGGGACTCAACTGGCAACACAGCGCGCGGACTGCCTTTGTCGGAGGGTCATACTCCTACGAGGGGTACTACCAGGCGATCCGGCGCCAATGGCGATTCGGCCAGACGCGAGAGGTTCACGCGCACGTCGTCATGGCGAAGACTGAAACGGCTCTCTGGTACGCAATCCGAAGGAAGGCTGCCGACCACGAACGAATGAAGGAGATGATGTTCCGCATCTCCAAGGATGCCGCGGTGAGCCACAACGCATCCGACCCCTACCGCCCCCACCACTCCGCGCGGATCCCCGCGTGGCTTTACACCCTGGAGACGAAATGACCGACCCGACTATCAAGTGCCTCGATTCCGCCCACGGCCGCGACTGGACCATGTACCGCGGCGATTGCGTCGAGGTCGTTGGCCAGATGCCCGACTGCTCGGTGGACTTCTCTGTCTACTCTCCCCCGTTCGCTGACCTGTTCATCTACAGTGAGAGCGAGCGCGACATGGGCAACAATCCGAGCGATGGCGCATTCGCCGAGCACTACGGCTACCTGCTGGCGCAGATGTTCCGGGTAGTCCGCCCCGGTCGGATCTGCGCCGTCCATGTGTCCGACCTGCCCGCCCGCAAGTCGAAGGAGGGATTCATCGGGATGCGTGACTTCTCGGGAGAGGTCATCCGGGCGCACACCGCGGCGGGGTTCCACTACCACGGCCGATTCACCATTTGGAAGGATCCCGTTCGCGAGATGCAGCGGACCAAGAGCCACGGGCTGCTCTACAAGAACATCAAGGAGGACTCGACGCGCAACCGGATGGGCTTCCCTGACTACATACTGCTGTTCAAGCGTCCGCCCACCACGCCCGCCGAGGACGCGATGGTGGTGCCTGTCACCCACACGCCGCAGACGTTCCCTCTGGACGACTGGCAGCGCATCGCGTCGCCGATCTGGAACACGAACGAGACGGACAACGACCGAAAGCTGGCGGCGCTCGACCATGCGTGGTTCGACATCGACCAGAGCAACACGCTGAACGCCAGAAAGGCGCGAGACAGCCGCGACGAGCGCCACATGTGCCCGCTCCAACTCGACGTGATCGACCGGCTCTGCCTGATGTACTCCAACCCCGGCGAGGTGTGCCTGTCGCCGTTCGGGGGAGTGGGGTCCGAGGGTGTCGGCGCGCTCAAGCGAGGGCTGCGCTACGTCGGCGTCGAGCTGAAAGACAGCTACTTCGCTCACGCAGTGCGGAACCTGAAGGAAGAAGAAGGGATCGACCAGATGTCGATGTTCGGCGGTCGCTGATGGGTGGGCGTGATCTGTGGGCCGGGAGCCCGTACCCCCCGAGACGGTGGCAGGCCGACGCGCTGCCGCAGATTATCGCCGCCATGCGCCGCCGGGAGCGGGTAATCGTGTCGGCCGTCATGGGCGCGGGGAAGAGCATTCTTCAGACGGCGCTCGTCGCCAACGCCCTCGAGGGGAGCGGGCCGCGGGCGATCGTGGTGACGGTGCCCCGTCAAGCGCTGGTGCGCCAGCTCGCGAAGACGATGCGATCGTGGCTCGGCGCTGACGCGGTCGGGGTGTTCTACGGGCGCAAGAAGCAAGCGGAGCGCGCGGTCATCGTCGCGTGCAATGCCAGCCTCCCCCGGCTGCATGAGCAGTTGAAAGAGTGGGGGCGATCGGTGTCTCTGATGGTCTGCGACGAAGCGCACGGCACCCAGGGCGAGACGCTGCGCACCGTGATCCCGCAGGTGGCGCCGGTCTGTCTGGTGGGCTTCACCGCTACACCGTTCCGAAGCGCGCCGGCTGAGACGATCGAACTTTTCGACCGGGTGGCGTACCGCTACACGATGGCAGATGCGCAGCGTGACGGGGTGCTGGTGCCGATGCGCCATGAGCGGGTCGAGGGCGAACCGGCGGGGACGGTGGACGAGACGTGCCTTGCCATGATGCAGGAACACGCCCGCGGGCCGGGGATCGTGTCGGCCACCTCGATCGCTGATGCGGAGCAGTACGCCGAATGGCTGACGGCGCGCGACTGGCCGGCGGCGGCGATTCACTCGAAGCACAGCGAGGCCGACCGCGTGGCGCGCCTCGAGGGGCTGAGGGCGGGGCAGTATCGGGCGCTGGTGCATGTCTCTCTGCTGGCCGAAGGGGTGGACCTGCCCTGGCTCCGGTGGCTCTGTCTGCGGCGCAACGTGTCGGCGCGCGTGCGGTTTCTGCAGGAGGTCGGGCGCGTGCTGCGCATCGACCCGACGCCGGACCCGACGCACGGGCCGAAGATTGAAGGCGTGGTGCTCGATCCTCACCTCCTGCTCGGACGGCACGGGCTGGTCACGATCGAGGCGATCGGGCAAGCGCTCGAAGATGCGGCCGAAGCCGAAGCCGAGGACGGGCCACGCAAGCGCGGGCGCCGGGAGCCGACCGAGGCCGAGGCCGTCGCGCTGGATGTGCTGCTCGAGTACCTGGAGCGCGTGCGTGCCGACCTGCTCGACGCTGGGGTGGTCGATGCCTCGGACGTGTCGGGCGGTGGCTGGCGGCTGGCTGATGCCTCCGAAAAGCAAGTGCAGGCGATCAAGCGGGCGAAGAAGCTGACCAGGCACGTACCCGAGGCGCACCGCGAGCCGCTGAAGACGTTGGCCTCGGTGCCCTACGCACTGACGAAGGGACAAGCCGCCGACCTGCTCGACGTGCTCTATGGTGGTGCGCGATGGGCGAGGCCGATCATGGAGCGGACGAAGAAGTACCCGAATCAAGTGCAGTGGGACGCCGGCGCCGTGTCGGTGCCTGCCCCGGAACATGACACCGCGCTGGCGGCGGGTCGAGGTGGGCGCAAAGCTGCGCCGAAGGGGGCGACATGAGGCGGAGATCGACAGCAGCCTACCGGCTGGGGCTACACCAGAAAACGGGCGGGCGGTGCGTCTATTGCGGCGAGCCACTTGAAAACGGGTGGCATGTGGACCACATGATCCCGCTTGCGAAAGGGGGCAGCAATGAGCTTGCGAACCTGGCCCCTGCCTGTGGGCCATGCAACGAGGCGAAGGGTGCGACCCCGCTCCGGGTGTGGCTGGTGTCCAGGTTTCGGGTCATGGGGCGGTTCGGGCTTAGCCACGACCCAGCAGGAGGAAACGTCATGCGCGACCTGCGCCGTGAGATCGCGAAGCTGTCGGCCGACCTCATTGATGCAAGATCCGCCGCTATGCAGTTGAGGCGCGAGCGTGATGCGGTCATTCAGACCCTCATCCGTGAACGCGCCGCGAAGGGGGCGAAGTGAGCGCGGGAGCTGTCGCACGCTACCGGAGCCGGGAGCCGGTGGACTGTCTCGCAGGGTTCATCCTCGAGGCGGTGCGCGCCGCCGAGGCGGGCGAGGACGTGGCCGCAGTGCTGGCGCGGGCGCACGAATCCGCGGGGATGATGGCGCATGACGGGCGGGCCGCCGTGGTGCTCGAGCACATCGACACGCCCGAGTGGGTGAGCGCGTGCGGCGAGCTCGCCGAGCACTACCTGGCAGAGCGGGCCGAAGCGGTGGCCGCCGAGGACCGCGATCCGGTTCGGCGTGCTGTCAAGGGGCGCACCATCGCGGCGGCTTTCGTGCGGGGCGCCATCGGCTCCGAGATCGCCGCGGTGCGGGATCTGGACTGGCCGAAGCTGGCCGCCCGGCTGATGGAGCCGACGAAGTGGGAGGGTGAGAAGGTGCGGGCGCCGGCGTGGCTGCCCGTGCGGATGGACGAGGGCGCGCCGATGGTGCGCAAAGACGTACACGTCGCGGGCGTGTCGTGCATCGTGCTCGACCTGGACGAAGGCGCGCAGTTGCACACCGTCGCGGCGGCCGTGCGGGCGCTGGGCCTCGAGGCGGTGCTACACACGACATGGAGCCACACCCCGGAGCACCACAAGGCGCGGGTGGTGTTCCCCTTGTCCGAGGACTGCCCGCGGGATCAATGGCTCGAGGTCTGGCGGTGCGCGGAACGGTGGGCGGCCGAGTGGGGCGCCATCATCGATCCGGCGTGCAAGAACCCGAGCCGCTTGTACTTTCTGCCGGCGCTGCCCGGTGGCGAGGAGTGGGAGATCGCGAGAATCAACTTCCGCGCCTATCGCTTCTGTGGGCGTCTCCTGCCGTGGCGGTGGCTGCAGGCGACCCACCAGCCGCCGAAGCCGGTAG